TTGGTCACGTGCAGCTCGATCGGCGTCTTTCTGCTGCCGTTCAGCACGTGCAATAGCCTGCGTCCGTTCGTATTCCGACTGTGAACGCAACTCCTCGTTATCAGGGACCGCTGCTCGTCTTGCTGCAACGTGCAACTGCCGATCCTTGTCCATCTTGACTTGTGCAGCGGCAGCAGTTGCTGACTCTTCCTTCAGAGTCTTAGTTTTGTTGATGACACCCTGCAGAGCGGAAATGTAGTCAAGAGTTGCTGTAGTAGCACCAGAAGCCTTTGCCTGAGCCAATGCAAAAGCGTCCGCTCCCATGTCGGAAACGGACGCCTTTCGCTCGAGGCGCGAGATCAGATTAGCCGTCGCCGTGGACAGCTTTTCTACCTCGCCTTTTGACTTGCTGACAGTCTCTTCAAGGCCCGTTTGCGTCCAGGCCATTCGGTACGCAATGTCGGCCACGTCTACACCTCTTCAGTATCAACCCAGGGACGCAGTAAACGAATCCGCATCAAATCATCCGGCTTGACTTCGATTCCCTTCCCGCTGATCAATGCCGCCCCGATGTTCGCGGCGAACTGATCCCGTTGGGCAGGATGCAAACCGTTCGCCGAAATCCATTCGACCCAACCGTTCAGGACAGGCTCAGGAATCGTTGCGGCAAGCAAGTCCCAGCGGGCAATTCCACACTGCCAAGCCACGGCCATTAACGCTTGGAACCGTGGCGTCATTCGTTTTTTGCGAATAACCCGAGCGATTCCGGTTTGGCCATATTCACGATTTCGACGGCAAGAGCGTTCGTCAGTGGCTCCGGCCACTTCGAGATAGCTTCGAGGTCAAGGTCAGTGAAGATCGGCTGCCCCTTTTCGTTCACCACAGTCTCAACAATCCGTTTCGCACGAGCGTACTTCTCGCGGGCACGCTCGTACTTCCCGTTGGAGTCAAAAGCGTAATTGTCGATCTCGAACGACTCAGTTCCGATCAGCGTACGCAGTCGCACTTTCCCGATCGGAGTATCCACTTCCTTGAATTGCCGCGTGCCTGCGAGTCCAAGGAGTTGTTCACGTGTTGCAAATTGTGCTGTATCGGCCATTGTTTCCCAGTGTTTGTGATTAGATTGCCTGTTGGATTGCAGAACACAGAAAGACAGAACTACGAAGCAACGCAGGTATTACACTTGATTTCGATGTCCCGCTTGTACAGTGCGTTTCGATCGCCACCTGAACCAGCGAACGACAGCAAAGGCCCTGTGAACGCGATCTTGTTTGGCCCGGTATTCGGATAGATCAGCTCGCAGGTCAAGCTGACGCCAAGATTCGACTTCAGGAACTGGTGCACTGAGTTGCTAGGATCGTAATTGCACTTCCCTTTGACTGAACCGAAGTCCGGCATTCCGCCTGTTGCCTGCACCGCAGAATCACTCAGTGCCGTCGTGTCGATCGAAGCCGCTTTATCTTCGTTGTCTGAAAGTTCCGTGCAGTTTGGAACAGCAGTTAGCACCGTTGAGATCGTGACCTTGAGAATTGACCCTACCACTTTCACGCTTGTGGACACGTTAACCCCCGCTTCCTGTAGAAATTTCGACCACAATAGTGATCAGATAAGTACATTCCTCAGAGTTCAACACGTCGTACTCTGAGTGATCGAAGTCATCCAGGATCGTTGTCGAGGTGACGGACTGGCTTCCCATTGTCAGCCCGTATCTTCCGTGTAGTACGCCGTTGGAACCGGCCAACGCTTCGTAAATCGCGTCCGCTTCCGAGTACTTTTCAGCAACCGCTATCACGTGGAATTCGTGATCGTTGTCGTTGTTTCCGGCAGCCAGATCTGCTCCGTGCCGTGCCTTCGTTTTGACCAGCACTAAACACGGAAGCACGTCATCTTCACCGCCCGGCCTTTTGACCGGATGAATACGAGTTCCCACAAGATCCGTCACGCTGGATTGAGTCAGCAGCCAAGCTCGAAGATTCTTGCGGATGCTCACAGTTTTTTCCCTGCTAGTGCTTTTTCAATGCCAGTGTCAATCGCGTTTTTTCCGGCTTCCGCTGCTGCCTGAGAAGATCCCGTCACGGCAGTTGCAACCCACTGAAACCCAGCAATTCGACCGCGATACTGACGCTGTTTTCCCGTCGCAACCTTAGTGATAACCTTGACGCCTTTTATTCTTCTGGTTCGCGTCTTCTCCCCGGTGAACCGCTCGTTGGTGTTCAGTGCCAGCCAGTGCCCGTAATACGCTTGAGACTTGCCACGAATCGGAGTTCCACCGCGAGGAACACGCGACCGGCCAACGTTTAACCCGACTTTGAGAATGTAGGCTTTGCTTGAGTCCTGAGTGACCGTCATTCCCTGAGCAGAAGCAAGCAAGCCCGGATCGATCTCTTGCCCGCGAACCTTTCGACGTTTGCCGCGAGGTGCAGCAGACTTCAGGGACTTCACCAGAACTGCACCGCTTGCACGTGCACCCCCTCGAAGGATCGGCCCGACACTATTCCCGAGAGTCGTCAACTGATCGCTTACAGCCCGCATTCCGTCGATAGCAACTGAAAGCATAAGCCACCACTAAGCAGGAGCAGTCACAGCGGGAACGAGCACATAATCCGCCGGAACGTATCCCTTACGCTTCGCAATCGCGAGGCACTCTTCGTCGGCAGGTTCCGCGATAAAGCCGTCAAGCTGCCGGACGTCCGAAACCCCAGATCCTAGCGGGAGAACCACAGAAGGATTCATTCCGCAGAGTCTCCACGCGTCCTTGTCCTCGATAATGTAGCCAGCGTCCTCGATCTTCTTGTCGAGGTGTAGTCTCGGATTTCCATCTTCATCCTTTACGATTTTCTGTCCGATCACAATCTCTTGTGGAACCAACAAACGACATTTCATGCTGATAACGTCTCCCCGCAGTAGAGGTTCAGTACCTTGTTTAATCCGCTGATGTTCTCAGAGAAGCCGACGTACAAAACGCGACCGTTCACCGTGATTCGTACGCCGTTCGTTACTGCCGCAAGATAGCTGCAAACAACAAGAACCGTGACCTGAGTAACAACCTGCAGTGCCTTTTCGACCTGCAGGGAGTTGCTCGTCACGTTGAACGACTTGCAAGATATTACGTCGACATTCCCGAGAGTTTCCCATGTTGCTACGTGTTCACCGTAGTCGTTCACAGTGTTCACTCGTTGCTCAATGACTCCCGAGCCTGGACTTTGCGAGGCAGCGACACGCAATAACATATCCAGGCTTCGAGAGTGCATTGAGGCCATAGTGAACACCTTAGACTAGCTTGCCACCAACGGAATCGAATACCACGTAGTCGCGTCGTAAGCCACCAGAATCACCGAAGTACTCGCCGCAATACTGAACGCAGAGTTTACGGCCACTGCGTTGATGCCGTCGCTTGTGGCAGGCCAGATCTTGAGGATCGCAGCCGCAGCGTTCTTGATGATCACCATTTGGCCCGCAGCGGCAGTCGGGAGCAATACCCCCTTGGTTGCGTCCGCTGCTGTTACCAGCGTGAAGCCAAGAGGAATCTGGGCAGCGTCAGATTGAGTGCTTCCCGTCGCGGCCACGGTTCCAGTGTTGAGCAGTGGCATTGCAGGAGGGGAACTGTTCAGCCACAGATACCCGTAATCATCACCGGATGCCGCCGCGATGTAAGTGTATCCCGCAAGATACTGAGTGGGAGTCTGAGTGAAAGCACCCGTTCCCGCAGTGCCTCCGTCAGGGTCGGCAGTCGGATTCCAGTACACCGCGAGTCCCGCCGTCCACGCGGCAGTCGTTTTCGGAACCTTGAATACACCGCGTTTCCGCAGAGATCCCTTGACGCCTGACGCGATGTCGTCCAGTGAAATATGGACCACGTTACCGATCAAGATAACGTCACCGCCGTACACGTCCGATCCCGGCGTGTGGTCCACTGCATCCCCTTCGCAGGAATACAGCGTCGAAGCTGTTTGAGTCTGAGCCATATCTACGCCCTATGAAAAATCGAGTATGAAATCGAGTTGAGAACGCACGTCGTCAGCAAGAACTACGCTGCACCCTTGACCTTCAGCCCGCCAAGATATTCGGCCTTATCGGCACCGAAGTCGTGATAACCTCGCATCTGAATCCCGAGCGTGTTGAAGTCGGCCTGAGCACTTTCGACGGTCGGCATCTCCTGCCCGTTCAGGAACGAGACGACAACGGTCGGCATGGACTTTGGATCTTTCAACAGGTAGTAAGCCGTCGTCGAGTTCCCTGTGTACGCTGAATCACTCAACTGCCAAGCGACGGTTGGCTTGTACTTGTTGCGGTAAATGTTTTCTTCACCCGCAGCAGTGCCCGTGTTCAGGTTCGAAGAAACGTACAGTTTTTCGGCGTTCGATTCCAATTCGGGAGGGACGAGCAGGATCTTCGGACGTCCACCGCCAGCCCCTTCGGCACCGACTTTCTTCGATCCGTCCTTAGTGGGACTTGTCATCTTTCGAAACGCGAGAACCGCGAGGCCCAAGCCTACGCCATCAGTGCCGAGATTCGTCGTAGCACCTGACGTATAGTTCGTCCTTAATGTGGTAAAGAACGTAGAGTTGTCGATGAAACACGCCCACGCAACCTTGTTCAGTTTCTTCGAAGAACCGCGACCGAGTCGATTACGCAGATCGTCGAATCCGTCGAGATCGTTGTTGATAATTGACGTTCGAGAAAGCCCGTACATCTTTCCGTAAGTCTTAGCCTGTCGAGTGTACGACTCTTCCCCGAGAGTACCGTGCTTGATCTCCCCGTTAGGCCCAAGCTCCTCGTACTCGCTGTCGTCAAGCAGGCGATACGCTGTAACCTGCTTGAAGTCAGTGACCGACTTGATTCCGAACACTTCACGCCAAGCCTGATCTTCCTCCATGTAGCCGACAAGTGCCTCTTTCTTGGCGATGTTACCGAGAATTCCCGGCAAGCTGATCGTCGATGACGACGCGTACAGTGAGCGAGTACGTGCAGGCATGAACGCGTATTCGAGCACATCCTTGAGATTTCCCTGAGTCACCCGCATTCCGATTCCGACTTGATAGCCAGTATCGGCAGCGGCCATGAGTAGCATCTGGTGACAGTCCATTCCCTCACGGAAACGCTTGTATGCAGCTTCCAGGACTTGCTCGGAGTACTCTTCGATCGGCAATCGGCGTTGCTGGCAGATCGCAGCTTCCAGGATCAAAGGATCAAGAGGAGCCTGTCCTGAAGGGATTCCGGGATTGTGTCCACGGCTTGCCCGCAGCTTGGTCAATTCGTAATCCTTCTGAGCCAGTTCAGCCTTTTCGACGGACCAGCCATCTTCAATGGCCCGTGCACACACAAGCGGTTGATCGCTTGCCAGAAGCTCGCGAATCTTAGCGGATCTCATTACCTCAGAGGCATCACGAGCACGCGTTGCCTTCAGCCAGTCGGGATTGGTGTCGCCGTGCGAATCTGGTGCAGGATCATCTTTCTTCGGCTTGTTGCCCGCCGACGCCTTCAGTGCGGCCAGCTCGTTCTCGGCATCAAACGAAGCTTTCAGCGAAGCTTTCGTCACTTCGGTCAGTGCCGCTTCGTCGAAGCCCTTGGACGTAAGCCACGCGTTGAATTCCATAGTTCTACCTTCGTGTAAGAGTGCGTCACTTGCAGAGATCGTGACAGTCGAAGCCCCGTCTCTGCCCATTGGAGCGAAGCTGGCTTCTTTCAAAACTGCATCCCTTGCCACTAACAACGGACCCATCCACGAACGGCCGTTTACAGTCACTTTCTTACCTGGCTCGATAAACTCCGGCGGTTGCTCCAGGTCGACTCGGATCGAAGCTTGCCACGGAAAACCATTCGCAGCAGTCGCAGCTACTTCCTGAGCGTCTGCACCAACTCCTGATATCAGACCATTTACCTTGACACGCTGCGGGGTAATACTCACATCTCCGTGTCCGACAAGCCTATCTGGATCGTGTTCACGTAGTACGGGAGTTTGTGCAGCAGCCAACTTCAGAGTTTCAAGATCTACGACTACTTTGTTGAAGTACTGCGGAAACCGCATCGGAACGCCGGTATACGCAGTCATGTTGAACGTTGGAAGTGAGCCTTTTGCAGCAGCAAGAAGAATCACTTCTGAGCCTGAATCAGTGCAAAGTAAGTGCATGTTTCTCCTAAGCTGCAGATTGCTTTTTCGACATTCCCGACTTACTAAACTTGTCCTTGATCGACCTCGCAGCCTGCTCCGCGAGTGTTGAGTTCGCATCGTTCGCGAGGTGATCAGCGGCGACTTTCATCCCGTCCGAGTACAGTGAATTGAAGATAGCCTTCTTCACCTCAGCAGGAGTCACCTCGAAGAATTCAGCCTGAGCCTCGATGATGGCTTCCCAGTCGTATCCCTGTTCCTCAAGCTCGTGAGGAACTGATGACGTCCCATTGCGTAAACGCAGGTCGATCGCTGCCTCTTCCTTCAGTGGATCGCCGACCTTCATCGCGTCCCACTGCCACTCCCACTCCCATTCAGAGATTGGTGGAAGCCCTTCGGGAATCAGGCCCGGAATTAGCATTGCCTCTTCAAGCCACGACAAGAGCAGGGAATCGAGCACGACGTCTTCAATCTGCTGCCTGTCGATCGCAATCGAATTGCCGTACGTCAGGTGGTCAAGCTTTCCGCTGCTGAACGAGGCGTTGTTGCTATTGCACGCCGCGATGTTTAACGGCATGTCAACGCATCGTGCGATCTCGTTCAGTACTTCGGTCTTAAACTCAGAGTAAGTTGTGATCGGTTGTTCGGCCTTGAACTGGCCCATATCCCAGCCGTCAGGGAGCACCATCCCCGCATTACGTTGTAGGTCGAAGTCAATCCACGGAGTGACTTCACTGTGTGCTACCTGCCCGGTTGTTTTCAGGTACACGCTGATCAGTGCAGCAATCTCAGCAGCCGCGATAACGGCCAGCGTGTAGCGTCGAAGCTGAGCGAACAACGGCAGTGCCGGAGTGATCTCGGGAATGCCTCGTGCCTGTCCTGCACGCGTTGCCTTGAACAGGTGAATCACGTTTTCCGGTGAGTGGGCAATCGGATTCCAAGAGTTCCCGAGCGTGCCGAGTCCGCCAGGATGATCCTTGAGAATCCAAAATCTTTCGACGTTTCCGAAGTCATCGAAGTCGACGCCATCAACCTTTGTTTCGTCGATAACCGAGTTGTATTGCGAGGTGCACATTTCCGCTTCGAACAAGCGAAGATCCAACTTGACTGCGTGCTTCAGCTTCGGGTTGTACACCTTAACTCCGAAGCCCTCACCGTCACCAACACGTGCCTGCACCAGCGTACGCAATTTTTCCGGCAGCCGGACTTCCTTGAACCACTTCTTAAGTGACTTCTTAATCGACTTGTCGGCTTGCTTGTTGCCTGTCCGAAGCTGCAAACGCGGCCCGCTTCCAATCGTGTGGTTTGCGATCGTCTGCACGATGCCGCGTGCATAGCAGTTGTTGCCGCACTCGTATCGAGATCTGTTTCGAAGCGTAGCCCGTACCGCGTGACTGTTCGCCGTGTTTGCCGACATTCCATCGGCCATCGACCAGTGACGTGAGTTGTCGTCCGTCGTTTGTGCGGAGTCGTAACGTGCCATTAACGACTGCACAGCAGCCTTGAGCGTTGCCCCAGGATCTGCCGTACGTCGTGGCTGTGATCGAAACCAGTTCCACGGAAGCAACGAGTTGACACCCATTAGACAGCCCCTGGACGGTTAATCTTGATCGTTTGAATTCCGGCAAATCCGACAGCGGAAGCCTGAGATGACTTGACGTACTTGTCAGCCTTGATTAACTCGTCGAGGCTTCGGTTTTGCGTCTTGACGCCGTCGCTCTCGTGGATGAGCGGTTCGGCTGCCTGCTCTGCAATCGTTTCCGAGAGATCAATGTCAGCCATAGAAAAAGCCCACGCAGGGAATGTGGCCCCTGCATGGGCTTTGCGAAAGTAGAGACAATCCGTCTCGCTACTGTGTTATTAGGTTATATCGACTATCGACTCCTCTATTCGACGTTAAACGAAGATATTTGCTACCCGTGTCACTATCTTGAAAGAATCCGACAAATTAAGTCAACCAGATAGCACAAGAGCACAACAGGAACGCACAGCAACGCAAGGAGTAGCTGCCTGCCCGTGCGGCCCTGAAAGGTTTGCGATTGTAGTATCTCTTCGACAAGATCACTCCAAGATCGTTTCACGGCTCACCTCTAATCGTCATCAACAACTACTTCACGAGTTCGAACAATCCAGCCACAGTTCCGGCACCGCTTACGCCTCACGCGGCCTTCGTCAAGCCACGAAAACACGTTTACCACTTCGAAGTGCTGGCAACCGCATTCCCGGCATGTTAGCTTTCCGCCTTTTGCGTATCCAGGCGGATCTGCCTTTTTACGTCCCTCGGTCACGCTGACCTCCTTGGCGGTGGATCGGCCCGCTTTCGTAGATTTGCATGCGACGGCCCGGTGTCTTCAATCGAGATTGACGAACGGCTTGCGGCAGTGCAGTTGTTGTAATAGCAGTCGAACCAGTGATTATCACGGCCCTTGGTTTTCTCGGTCCACACGTCAACAGTTCGATTCCCTTTCTTGTGGCGAGTCGCCTTCTCTGCGGTGAAATGTTCGGCCAACATGCGATGATCGGCCCGCCCGTCCCTTCCACCGAAGATCGACACGCAGCCCGGCGAACCATGAGGAACGAGTAGCCGTTGAGCAGCGTACGACTTCCAGTAATTTGAATCGACCTTCACATAAGGAATCGCACGTGCAGTACGGCCAACAGTAATCATCCAGTGATCTCCCATCACCTCGTGAGGCTTGGGCAAGTACATATCCATCGGCGTATCGTCAGCCGTGAATGACTGGCCCATCGTCGGCGATACAATCGTCGGATGCTCCGATCGTCGGCAGTACTCGTACACCACGTTTGTCATTCGTCCCCATCGTGCGTCGACGTGATGCCTGTCGATTCGAAGTATAGATTCATCCTCACGCTTCCACTCTCTTTCAAGCAAGTACTTTTCGAGATCGTCCAGCCCTTTACGCAGTGCCGCTTCTTGCTGGCCCTTCAGACCGTAATATGATTCGAGCGTTGTCGTCACCTCTTTCAGTGAGAAGTACAGCCGCCTCTGATCCGGCCATGTGCCGTAATCCACGATGTGACCAGATCCGTCGTTGCTCCACGCCATGACCATCCAGTACAGACACTTCCCTTGCACGTCGGCGAACGAAGTCATCTTGCTGCACCACTGCGGAACCACTCCACGGTCGATCTTGATAACCTTCGCAGTGACGTCCTTTTCTTCAAGGTTCTTGCTCTCGCCGCTATCTTCAGACTCCGGTGATTGCTGGTACTCGGCCATGAACACGGCACGATTTTCGTACCACAAGTTCATGCAGTGCTGCAGTCCATCTATTTCACCGTCCTTGCTGTAGAACCTCTCCGGCCACGCAACATCAGCCCCCGCTTCCATCTCCTTTCGGTGGTCTTTGTAGAACTTTGTCGCGATCGATATCGGCTCGTCTTCTTGCAGGCAGCGACAACGGATTGACCAGTATTCGTCCCACAGTTCGAGGTTCTTGGGAAACGCGTACAGTGCCTGAAACTTCTTTCCCCGGAAGTGTGGACTAATCTTTCGGTCAAGCTTCCTCTCGGCCAAGTCACCCGATTCGATGACTGTACATGGAAAGAGTATTGTGCACGACGTATTAGGCCCCGACATTCGGCCTACGTCGCCCTCGATGATGTCGTCAAGCTTCTTGCACGTCTCGGGATTCTTCGCGGATTCCTTTGTTTGCACGTCGTCAGGAATCGCGATGTCAGGACGGATAACCGTTTGCCCGTCCGCAAGTGTGACGTGTGTTCCACGGATGTTGCTGGCTGTAATCGAACGCCCCGCAATCACCGATTCAGAGCACGACGAACCCGGCACGAGCGGGAACTTGATCAGCTTGTCCGACCACTTGACGTGCGTCTTGATTCCCTCGAAGTGCTGCCCCTTGCAGCGTCTCGGCTCGTCTTCAAGCTCCCAGAATCCGTGCACCTCAAGAGGGAACAAGTTGTGTAGGATCTCGTTTCCGTCTAGTGTACGCTTAACGTCATCCATTAACTGATCTACGGCAGATTCGTTCGCACCGAGAAGCACGACGAACCTGCCGAGACCAGTCAGGATAGCCCAGATCGCAGCAGCAATGCAAAGCGACGTTTTGCCGCCGCCGCGAGGCATTGCAATCGCGAAGTTGCCGCCGTTACGCAGCACGTCTTCCATAATCGCGATTGCTTCAAGATGATCCTTCGACCACTTGATAGAGAACTTTTTCGGGAAGACGACTTCGCAGAACTTGCGAAGAGACGAAAGGCACGTTGCCCGCAGCTTAGCATTGGTGCAGTCGGGAATAGGCGAGATATCCGACGCGTCTCGGGTCTTTTTTCTATCTCGGTTTTTTGCGTACAGACGCATTTCGTGAGGAGATAGAGGCATGCACTTTCAAAGTCCTGTATACGTGCCGTGTTGATTGGAACAACGTAACTTTGCGTTGCGTCTACGCTGGCTGTTTACGCTTCAATATGTCCAACTCTCGCTTGTACGTGTCCATCCAGTACTTTGCGTCAAGCGTGTCTTGCCTTGCGTCTCTCAGATCTTCCGCGAGTGATGCAATCGTTTCGTCCTGCTTGCGGATCGTTTCAATATGCAGGCCACAAGAAGCGTTTGCTGACGACAGGTCAGCTTCGAGAGACTTGCAGCGTTCGCACTTCACAACGTCCATCTCCACCTCTTCGAAAAGTTTCCACAGATATTCAAACAAAGTGAACTACTCCTGAGCGTTAGTGGTGTCGATTCCCGTTGTAAGTGTTAACGTTTCGATATCGCGTCTAAGCTTGATATTAGCCTGCGTCAGCCTCTTGACGTCATCGCAAGCGGTTTGAAGAAAGCCCTTCAAGTCTTCGTTGTTACGCTTGTACTTATCCAGCTCGTGCAACGTGTCCTTGAAACGCCCCTCAATCCTTCGTGCGTTGAGCGAGATGCACAGCACAACAAGATTGCCGATAAACATCAATCCGCACATCTCTGCGCCTGTCACTACTCACCCACTTCCTTAAAGATTGTCTCGCAAGAATGCCCTCGCCTCGTTCACGCCCAATCCGAGCATAATGCACGCCGCAGTTGACACCAGAAGCAACAACAGGACTGGAGTCAACACAAGGCGAGGCACAATCAAGTACCACGGTGCATAATAGTTGTTGTCGCCCGCTGGCCAGTGTATATTGATCACTACTCACCCGCTTTCGTTAGTTTTGCATGTCCAGATTCGACCTGTATCTCACTGAGCGACTGTTCTTGCCCGGCAAGCCACACTCTCCCGAGAACGCGGCCCATCGAGGTATCATCTCCGAACTTGCTTCCAGGACTGAATGGCACGTGCACAACGGCCTTTGCCCCAGGCTTGCAGATCTCTTTCAGATGTGCCTCGCTTGCCAGCCCGCGAGGCTTCTCAAGCGGATCTCGTGTCTGATGTTTTTCCGGTGCCCAACAATCGAGAAGCCTGACAACCATCGTCGCAGTCAATCGCACTTCAACCGTGTCGCCGTCGACAACTCGGACGATTTCGCACTCGTGAGTGATTCCAGGAATCGGCGTCATGTTGAATCCTAAAAAGGCCGGCCAAGGATGCCTGAAGGTTAACCCCCTCGACCGGCACAATCCCGTAGCGAAGTTCAAGTCACGGCGGGATGTTCGATTACTGAACAGGTGCAGGGAAGGTAGGCCCTGCCGCAGCGGTTGCTGCTGTCGATCCAGCTGCACCAGATCCACCGAACAACTGAGCTAGCTGCTGTGCGTCAGGCTCAGTTGAAACAGTCCTGGCCCAGTCAGGCTTAGACACAGGCCACGGCTTCAGCAGCGGCAAGCTCGTCGCGGGAATTCCCTGCCTGAGCACTTGCAGTTGATCTTCAGTGAAGATGAAGCGTTCGCTTGGAACGGTGTCGACCAGCTCGGTTGACGTGAACCACTTCGTCGGATCGTAGGACTTCAGTTGATCATCCGACAACAGGAATCCGTCCGCCATAGCCACGGCCCGCGTGACGCCGAATAGCTCCGTCGCAATGTACGCATACAGTCGCTTCAGATACTTCCCGCACATGCCTGAAAACACTGTAGTGATTTCCGCCGTCTTGCTGTTCTCTGTGTGCTGCATCATTTCAGAGATCAACATCAGAACAATCTGTGCCGAGTACTTCAGCACGGGGTTCCGCACTAAGTGATACGGAACAGGATACAGCATGAAGATCTCGCCAGCAGGTGAAACGTGAGTCGTCTCGAACTGCATTTCACCGAGCGGAACGGCACGTGCGTTGAGGATCGTTCCGGCACGCTGATACAGTCGATGGATTCGATTGACCGTGTTGATTGACGGCGGAGTCCGCAATCGTGCGTCCTCGTGCTGCATGATCGCAAACAGGGACTGACCGACCAAGCTCACCAAGCTCGCAATCTGGGGATTGAGAGTGCCAACCTTGTCTGAAAAGTTCGGAACGGCGTAACCAGCCTTGCCAAACTCACCAACGTTGTACCACAGAATTGCATCGTTGTCTGAAGCCAAGTTACTTTCCTTTTGTTCGTGAAGAAATATACTGACCGATTAGTGAATCGAGTGCCGGGAACGTTTCCGCAGTTCCAGGCCATCGCTTTCCGATGTTCTCTTTTGCCCACTCGTACGCTTGCTGGTGCAAGTTCGATTCGTAGGGGATGAAGCTCGCTGTATTTATTACCTGCTGTGGAAGCGGTGGCGATTCGGTTGCTACCACTGCAATCTGTTGCGGTTGCTGCACAACCTGACTCACTGGAACAGTTGTCACTACAGGCTGCGAAGGATGCAGCACGTGAGCCACGGCAGGCACAACTACGCTTGCGGCCTTAGCTGCTCGCCTCCACTTCAGAGCAGCCAAGACGAACCAGCCGATCCCCCCGGTTCCGCCGACAATTCCTGCACCGGCTAGCACGCTTAACAGATCCATTCCGAACACTCCTGCACGCAACATCTTTTGGCCAACGGTTGGAGCAGGTTCAGTTCGCTGCTCTGGTGCAGGTCTGTCTGGCTCCCGCGATTTCGGTATCTCCGGTATTCGCGGAGTTGCAGCCGGTGGAACCTCTTCCTTCGCAGGTGGTAGCTCGGTTCGCCGCTGCTCGCGATCGTCCGGCTTTCTCGGTTCGTCGCTCGGCAACGGAGCAGGAACGACTGGCCTTGGCTGGTGGACTGGCGGAGTGTACTTTTCGGCGTCTCCAATTTCTGGCGGAGGTGGCACTTGCACGACTGGCCGCACGGGCAACTGTTGAGCAGGCTGCTCTGACTGCACCCTGGCACCAACAGCAGGCAAGCCAAGGAACCTACGAATAGCAATAACGCTCGGACCAAAGTAAACCCTCGTTGCTGTACCGTTCGGATTCGCATTCCACCCCTCACAAATACCTTGTATTTCGCCGTTCTTATCGAGAATTGGACCGCCCGACTCCCCTTGCTTGAACGACGTCGTGATTGTGTAGACATCCGAGTCAACAGATCTCAGTTGCAGCTTCCTTGCACCGTATTGACACTGCTGCTCATCCGGGAAGCCGTGAACAGTCACAGGCTCCCCGGCATCTGGAATTCGGTTCGCGATTGGTGCAACACCAATAGCCTCTCCAGAGGTTTCCACGAAAGAAAGAAGCATCAAGTACTCGCGTCCGCTGCACTTCTCTATTTTCGCTGGAGCAAGCCCGGCACGTGTAGGAACGAACATTCCGTAATTCTGTGCAGGATTGTACTGCGTCTTGAAGTAGACTCCCGCGTTATGTGCAGAAGTCAAAACGTAGTACTTTCTGCACCCTTCCTTCGTAGGTTCCCAGCCAATAACAACACCTGAACCAGTTCCAATAAAACACTTACCGCGATTGCATCCATAACGCTGGTGCACCTGCACGAACTGAGCGTGCACCAGCGAAGGAGTGAGCAGCACTAGCAAGAGCGTGATTAACATTCTCATACAGCACCACTCACTGAAACAGGCTGCAGATCAATCGAAATAACACGTAGGCCGGAGTCGTGACGCAGAACGCAACGAGATAGTTACGTGTTAGCATAAGCTCGCCCAAAAATCGACGCGAAAGTTATATCCTTGACGTCTGGCCGATTGGACCAGTAAGCAGGCTTTCCGGCATCGTTCACGCTCACTGGTGGCTTCAACGCCGTCTCGACACGAGTAAGCTTCGACTGCAGTTGAGTGTACTTTCCATGCAGTTCGTTGTACTCCCGCTGCAGCGAACCTCGCATCTCGTGCAGCTTCTTAATCTCCTGATTCGCACCTGCAAGCGAAAGCCTGAGGGAATCTCTCTCGGTCGCAACGGAATGGCACGTCCTCATCTCGCTGTCGCGAAGCGATTTCAACTGCCCGTATCTCGCTTCAGCGTTTACGAGATCTTCCTTCAGCTTGTCACGCTCTTTAATGACTCCACTGCACACGACGAACTCGGCGTCCAGTGTAGCTTTCAGCTCGGAACGAAAGTACTCCACCTCGTTAAGCTTGTCTTTAAGCTGTTTGAGTTCCGTTCGGAAAGCGTCGATTCTCCCGCAGTAGTATTCATTCGAGTCCCTCGCCGTCGCCACGTCGTAAGACCACGCACAAAAGAGACCCAGCAAAAGAATGGATTCAATAACAATCACCGCCACTGCAATTTCCATTAAACACCCTTGATAGTCCCAGTAGTCACCAGTTCCCTGCACGCTGCATGGAACTCAATATGATCGTCCATCCATTGATGATCGGCCATTAGCCACCGAACCGGACCAACTTCCGTGCGGCCCGGATTGACCGCTTTAATCACGTGACCGGCAGGCCACGACTGATTCTGCCTGAACTGCGTCACTTGGTCGACGTTTTCGGGAATCCAGATCGGAAACGCATCGGGATACCACTTGACAACACGAACACGCCAATTCCCGAGAGTGTGCCAGTGCTTATACACACCGTCGCAAGAAAGGAAGTGCTTGACACGAATCGACCGCCGTCGAAGCTCGTAAGACAGCCGCTGACTGGCAGCTACACCCCAAGAGTAAGCAATGATGATTACTTCCGGCTGTGAACGCTCTGGACGTAGCCGGAAGATCCGCTGTGCCAGATCTACAACATCGGAATTGTACTGCAGCATCTCGACGCACGTTCCAGGATCGGAAGCAACTGCACAGTGAGCATCGTACCACGCTTTTACGATCCCGTTGAGAGTCCCTGACTTCTGCATGAATCCTTGAACGACGATAATCCAACGCTTGATTTCCAAGGATGCTCCGATGCTATTTGTGCTGGAAGTAGGACGGGACAACCATAGCGAGGAGTGCAAGTACACCACTCAGAAGCCAGAGATAACACGTTGTCAGGAATCCGTGCCGCTCCTCGATTCGAAGCAATCTTCCGAACACTCCTCCGTCCCCTCCGTTGCCGATCAGCAACTGCCTGACCTCGCGAACATCTTTTCCAATCTCATCCAGTCTCGCGTCGATAGCTTGAAGGTCTTGAGGTGCTGGCATTGTTCCACCGTGTCAATGAGTGTATGAAGAGTGCTGCTACTGTGTATATTCTTCATAACTCATCGACACGACTAGGATTAATTAGACTAAAAAGCCTTGTTGCCGTGCTTGAATCCACGCGTGCGGTTGTACAACATCTTTTTGTGAACCGCTTCCGAAAACGCGACTGCCTGTTCAGGCCCAACGGCGTCGAAGATACGAATCAGAACGTCGGCGTATTCCGACAACTTGCCGAGCGGTTTTCCCTTCTCGTCGAAGTACAACTGCGGTTCCTTGTTCCGCTCACATTCCAACGCTTCGGACAATTCCGAGTGCATCAACGCGATTAGCTCGGCCTCTGTTCGTGACTCATTCCACCAGCCGTTTGCGACCATGTCGCCGCGAGTTGTGCGGCAAAGTGTTTCGAGGCCCTTGCACGCTTCGGCCAACACGGCATCTTGATTTTCTTGCACGGTTTTTCGGTCCTGTTGTTCTCGTGAAATAAGCCTGAATCGGCCTACACAGAATCCACGGAGTGGCTCGCCTTCACGCAATCCCTTGAGGCCGACTAATCCAAATTCTCCACGTAATTCGTCAATGAAGTACTGCTGGCCGGGCACAATAAGGTTACTGAGTCCAGTAACACACTGCACAAGATCTCCAACTTCTGACTTCTCACCTGACTGGTAAACATAAGCGTTCTTTTCGCTCACTCGCTGTAGCTCCTTTGTGATTTGACTGGTGATTCCTGTTATTCAGTTGCGCGGTTGATCCACTGTCCGTTGATCGTGGTCCAATTCGCTGGATCGTGTTCGTAGCAAAAACGCCCTGTCGCTCGTTGGCAGCAGATATCACCAGGGCCTTCTCCGTGCTCGTTTGTTTTTGCCCACGGCGGCTGACGATTAAGCAGAATCGCGACAGCCAGCAAATGTGGATTTTCGTCATCGTATGACACTCGCCACCCCTGTGCCGTGAACTCAAACTCTGCTTCGTGGGTTTGGCTCAACGCTGCCGACAATTCGCGAGAGTTGAC